TAATTTACCATAAATAGTTACGTGGTAATTCAGCAGCAATTTCTTACTAGTACCCGTATAACATTGTATGGTAATTATTATAGATATATTACCGGTAATGGCCTATATTTAAGCAGCTCTAATATAAACTTTAATGTTAGTGCTTATAATTTTTATAGCAATATACGCTTGGTATCATCAGCAAACCCACCGTTTTATGGAACCCCGGTGGAAGAATTTGTAGTTATAGGAAATAATGAAATTGTATTTGATTTACCAGTCGGTCTACCCAAGGGTAAGTATGATATAGTGTTCTGTAACCCGGCCGGTTATGTTACGGCAATGAGAAACAAACAATTTAAAGGAATAACTATTGTATAATGAACAATTACTATTATAAAAAAGAATTAAACCCTAGCTATTGGGATAAAAATAAACAATTTAATCCAAAAATACGTAGAAAGATACTTAAAATAGTAAAAGATTTTTTAGATGGTATTGATATTGAAATACCGATATACGATATAAGGTTAACAGGCTCTCTAGCAAATTACACATACAATAAATTCTCCGATCTGGACGTTCATATAGTAACAAAATTCAAAGATATTAACAAAGATACTAATTTAGTAATAGAATCTCTTAATGATAAGCGCTTTATATGGAACTTAAAACACAACATATATATCAAGGGCCATGAAATAGAGTTATATTTTGAAAATAAAGGAGAGCCGCATGCCGCTACAGGTATTTACAGTCTTTTAAGAGATAAATGGGTAAGACAACCGGAGTATAATCCACCAACCCAAATAGATACAACTGGGTTAAAACAAAAAATTTTAAGTGTAACTGATTTGGTACGTAGATTAGAGAAAAAACTAAAGAGAACAAAGGATAAACAAGAGGCCTCATTGATTTATAACAAGGCTAGACTTATAAAGGATAAGATAATGAGAGTTAGAAAAGAAGCATTGCAGGAAAAGGGAGAGTTTGCTTTTGAAAACTTGTTATTTAAGAAACTACGCAATAATGGTACTATAGAGAAGATAATAGACCTTATTAACGGCGCGTATGATAGATTCTTTATGGAGAGTCTAGTCTTTAACAAGACCTTAAAAACGTTAACAACCGGTCTCTAGTATCGTTGTTGGTTTTAAGGTAGTGCATTTTGCGTTTAGGTCCTAGTGGCCTATTGTCCTTAAGTGTAAATCCGTAATTTAATATAGGTTTAGCTATATTATCAATATTTTCTATATCAATGCATATTCCAATAACATTAACCCTGGGGTTTGTGAAGCAATGTACAGTTTGAGACCACCAATTTAAGAAATCTTCTTGAGATTTAAACGATGTATCATTATAGTTTTCTTTATTGTAATACGGCGGACATGTAAAAACTGTATCGTAATCAAAGTCAGGTACAAACGACTCTGAACGGTTGTTATATATGGTACAGTTGGTTATATTAAAGATCTTCTTTATAGCATTAACACCATCAACTGATTTTTTCCAAAAATCGTTATAATAATAATGAACATTTGGAAGCGAACAAGCACCAATCAATCTGTGACCCCACCCACCGGTGGGATCGTAAACTTGTTGACTATTGTGCTCGATAAGAAATTGCTTAATCCAATATGGTGAAAAATGTGAGTACCCTCGGTAGATTCCAGATATTTTAAAACCGAGCAACAATTCGCGTACAGATATATTATCAACATCTTTCTGTAGATATTTTTTTCTATTTAGAAGCAGCTTATGTTTTATTTGTGGGTCTTTAAGAAGCCTTCTCTCTGTTTCATAAAAATGCTGTTGATAGTGTAGAATGATCTTATTGGTAACCGGGGAGGCAATATAGCCTCTATTGGTTTGCTTAACTTTTTTCCACTCACTGACCAACACAGCAGGTGTATACCTTACATAATATTCATCGTCAAAGTCAATTTCATTATACCACTTATACATGGTAGCCTTTGGTAAAACGCCCTTGTAAAGCTCAAAGAATTGCTTTTTAGGTAGCTCTCGAGCGTGAGATAAAAAAATCTTTTTTACTTCGCTATTCATATTTGCTGTTTTTAGAGAGATTTTCTTTCTCCCATAACGGCTGGTAGTTAGAAAAATGACAGAGCTGCTCAAGTGTAGCAGTGCCTTCCTTAAGCAAATTTAATGGCATTATATGATCCAGATGCCAACAACCTTCACCTCTACCGTGGTTTTCCCAAGTCATACCGGGTTTAAATTTATTCTGTATGTACTTCTTAAAATCTTCAATACTGCACCCGAGATATTTAATTGATGGTGAATCCTTGGCAGCCCCTGAATATTTAAGCGCCCTTCTTAGAGCTTCCCGTATGTTGGCTTTCAATTTGTATATAAAATCGTTTTTATACCGCTCCCTATTTAACTGCTTATCTTTGGTAAGATATTTGATTCTATAGCGTTCTTTATATTTTTCTAGATTTTCTAGACGATGACGTTTGGAATTTTCGCTGCTTCTTTCTTTGTTGCTGTCGTACCATTCACGCCATTGTTTGTAACCTTTACCACTTATTTGTCTGTTTTGATAAGCGCGTTTTCGCATTTCTATATAATCACTATCATCCTTTAGCTTTTCATGCTTATTTTTCATTTTGAGTTTTGTTTCTTCTCTATACTTTTTATCAGCATGATATTTTATTGTATCTGCCCATATACCGTATTTGCCTTGAGCAACAGTAAAACCATGTTTTAATGCATACACAATTATTTCTTCTCTTTCTTCTTTTGTTAAATCTTTAAATTTTTTCATACATTCTTTGTTTTTGTTTAAGGTATTCTCATATATTTATGATAATATATTTGGTTCTCTATAGTAAAAAATTAACCCCGGCGAACCGGGGTTAATTGAATTTGTAACTTCTTGTATTTTAGAAGTATACCGATTGATTGGCCGGTGTAAATGCTGTACCGAGACCGCTCAACAGAATGACGTGATAGTAGAGGCCAGCGCCAAATATATTATCCACTACTCCGTATCTGGTCAAGAGACCGACGCGAGGTGAGAAATCATTTGGACCGACAGTTCTTTGAACCATCACAGGGATGTATGGGCAATAAACGATACCGGTATCATAGTACTCAGGACCTTTATAACCTAACAACGCATACTCAACGCGAGAGTCACGGATTGTTGTACCGCCAGCGGCACCACGTCCAGCCTCATATTGAGCTTCTGTTCTTGTGTCACGATAAACATTAAATCTTCCACCGAGATTACCAACCTTAGCGACGCCAACAGGCTGAGTATTTACGTTACCTTGTACAGGTACCCATTGGAACTCAGGAAGCATCTCAAGGATAGCACAAACGCGAGGAGTAGCAACGATAAAGTTTGCTGCACCACGACGGTTTCTGATAGCAATGCGGTTAGCTTCGATGATGATACGTTGATAGAAGTCGCGATTTCTCTCGACTAACCAGCGGCCATCTGCTGAGGCTGGGGACCATACAGAATAACCAATACCAAAGCCGGTGTTAAGAGCAACTTGAATCATGCGGATGATCATCTCACGGTCGATTTCTGCTTGGAGCTCATAGCTCATAGCATTTGTCAACTCAGTGTCGATATCGATACCATTCATGTTTCTCAAGTCTTGCTCAAGTTCAACAGACCAGCGAGCTGCTAATCTTCTTGTTCCAGCTTCTACTGCTGTTTTCTCGAAAGAAACCTCGATTTGAGGAATCTTTGAGGAAAGCTCGTAGTTCTTAAGAATTTCAGCAACACCAGTGTCTTCTGCAACCATCTTGAACAAGTTGTCAATATTTGCACCAGAAAGGGCTCCAGAAGAGACACCTGTAAATCCAGTGTTTAGGTATTGATAACCAAGTTCTTTACCGTTTGCAGCTGATTGAACGCCGCCACGAGGACCGTTAACATTTGGAGCAGCATCACCGCCGTTAACTTGAGATCCAAGAGAATCGCCAAGATATTTGTAACGGAGAGCGAATGCTAAACCAACTGGGCCACCCATGGGTTGAACGCCAACTATTTCATTGGTAATTAATTCGGGGAAGGTACGGCGAATCATTGGG